TATAACGCAGGTACTCCCTCTGTTTCCAGTGGTACTATCACGGGTAACCTGACTATCACTGCTACCGCGGCTACTATTAAGACTTTCACCTTATCTATTGGTGCAACGACCAACCAAACGTACGTAGCTACTATTGGTGGCGTTGCTAAAACAGCCACATCTTCTGCTACAAATTATACAGTTGATTATGGGACTGCATACAGCATTGTATATACTGCAAATGCTGCAACTGCAGCTTACACATATACTGCATCTGCTGCAGTAAGTGGAACAGTAACTGCGGATGTCAGCGTTCCTGCTAAATCTGCAACATCCACATTAAGGTACTATAACTTGACTGTGCCTGCTACGACTAACCAAACATATGTTCTTAAACTCGCTGTCAACTCTACTTATGGTGGAACACTGCCCAGCTACACAAGTACTGCAACAAGTGCTGCCCAAAATAACCTGAGCTGTCCATATGGAACTACCTATACAATTACCTATACTGGTAATACAGGCTATAATGGTGGCGCAACTAAGACTGGTACAGTAACCGCTGCAACTACCGTAACTCACAATGCTGCTACTATTAAGGTATTAAAAGTTATTATTTCTAAACCTGAACATGGTAGTATCTATGCTACCTATGAAGGAACAAATTATTGGGGTGAATTAAATGTCAATTATGGCAGCACTGTTACCTTCACGTGTACACCTGATAGTGGTTATACCCTGAAAAACTGGACCAAGAATGGCTCGGTAATAAACTGACCTATCGGTAATAAATGGACCTATTAGATTCTCCTCCTCTGTTTTAGGGGAGGGGAATAACTAATATATTATAGCTTATATGCTAGGAGGAATATCAATAATGGAAAAAATCAAAGAAATAGCTACTAAAGTAATTACTGCAGTTAAAGAAGGAGCCAAGGCATTAGTTGCTAAAGTAGATTTATTTATCATGTCCAACCCCAAGAAAGCTACGTTAGCTGCACTTGCTGTCGGCGTAGTCCTTGGACTTTTATGGGCAGACTTAGAAAATCCTGTAAGACACTAAAAAAAATCTATAAGACATTAAACAAAGAAAGGAATGTAAAATTATGGCTAAACTTGACACGGAAGCAAGAGACAAATTACCAACTGGAGTATTTGGCATTCCAGAAACCCGGTCCTATCCCTTGAACGATAAAAACCACGTGATGGCAGCGATTAAAATGTTTCGCCATGCCCCGGCAGACAAAAAACCACAACTTGTACGAAACATTCGTCGTAGAGCTAAGGAATTAGGCATGAATGTAAATATTGGGGATGATACCAATATGCATAAGTATACCAAATCTGAAAAACTAGCCCATCTTTTAGAATCTAAATACTTTACAAATTTTAATTATTGAGGTAAAATAATAAATAGCACAAATATCTTGAAATTTAAGGTATTTCGTGCGAGTAAATAGTAAAGGAGCTTGTTTTTCATGAGTATTACTCGACGACTACTTATGTCATCTGCTATATCTCCTGGTGAACTACGCAATCTACGAGCTATCATTGGATATACGCCTCGATGGTATGCCCGGGAAGATCTATTTGAACCTCATAAAACAACCATTGTTATCCCGGCCGCAACAGAAATAAATGTTGGTGGCAATGGTTACATTGTTTCCCAGGATACAACATTAGATCTATCTGATATTGGTACTGCCGCTGATAGAGCAGGAAAAGATATTTATATCTATGCTTGTCAGCCTGTAGATAATGTTAATAATCTGGATCCTACACTGGTACTTTCACTTGACCCTACAGCTCCCGCGGGTTATACTGAACATACCAGTAGAAAGATCGGAGGATTCCATTGTCTATGTGCAGACGCGGGTACCATTAACGGACATAGTCTTAGCGGTTATGCTGCTGGAGATATCCTGCCTGCAAGTGTTTGGGATCTTTTACACCTCCCTAAAAGTGATCCTGAAGGTATGGTATATTCTAAAGAGTATGGACAATGGGTGGATATCTATCTTCCAAGCTGGGACTCTACTAATGAAAAATTAGTTAGTAAGTACAATGGTGTTATCTGTGACGGAAGTTCCTCTCCAATGAAATTCAATGGTGAAAAATTTGTTGAATACTTCGGAAAAGTTACCAAACATTTACTACCCCGTAGTGCTTTTATGGTAGTGATGAAAGGCACTCCTGAGTGTGTTGCTATTAAAGGTGGTGTTGATCCAAATACCACAGGTGGACATATAGCTAGTAATGATACACGCATTATAAGTCACATAGGAATCGAAGACTGTACTGGTGTATTATGGCAATGGGGAGAAGATACCTACGAGTATGCTCCTGGAACAACATGGTCAAGTGATAATTTCTATTTATCTGGGTACTCGTGGCAATCTAAATCAGTTTTCAATAGTACCTATGATGATACCAATCAAGGATCCTGTTTTGGGCTTTTGCGGCGGGTCCTCTTGGGTGCCTGCTGGAACGGTAGCTCGGTTTGCGGTTCGCGGGCTGCTTATTGCGACATTTTCTCGGCTTATGGGAGTGCCGATTGCTCGGCTCGCGGCGCGTCGGAGCCGCGGGTAGTTAACTTGTAATCATGAAAACGAGTAATCCTTAATCGAAAAACGTTGGCCGTCTGGCCGAAGAAAACTTAAAACGTCCGCGAAGCGGGAAAACGAGGGGCGGATCTGCTGCGAAGCAGCGGAGACGACCACAAATTTATATATAATGAATCTTCATTATAAAGGGTAGGTATACCATTACCTGTAATGGGCTTTTGCAGCAGGTCCTCTTAGGTGCCAACTGGAACAATGGCTCGAATTGCAGTTCGCAGGCTGCTAATTGCAACAATTTCTCAGCTTATGGGAATGACAATTGCTCGGCACGCGGCACGTCGGATACGAGGGAATTTAAAATTAGCTGGCGCGGCTAACCCTCGGCTGGGTATACCGACCTTATTGGACTAATAATTAGTCTAGTAAAATACACGAAAGGGTGAATGGCGGGCTAGTAGCTAAAGGCAAACGTCAGCTATTCAAAATTTTATTATGAAGCGTATAGGTAATTTATGGGACAAAATTGTTTCAAAAGAAAACATTGAACTTGCTTATGCTAAAGCTAAGCGTCATAAAGCATGACAGCGCAAGGTTATAGCAATTGAAAAACAAAAGGATAAGCTCCTTAATGAACTTCAAGAATCTCTTGTAAATGGTACATATCATACTGCTAAATACCGAATCAAAACTATATATGAACCAAAGAAAAGAGAAATCTATATACTACCCTTTTATCCTGACCGAATAGTACACCATGCAATTATGAATGTACTAGAACCAATATGGGACAGCTATCTTATCAATGATACCTATGCCTGTAGAAGAGGAAAAGGTCAACATAAGGGAAGTACTCGATGTATGGAGTTTGTGCGTAAAAATAAATTCTGCTTAAAATGTGATATTAGTAAGTTTTATCCCTCTATACCACATGCAGAATTAAAAATATTAATACGCAGAAAAATAAAATGCAAGAAAACCTTGGTGTTATTAGATGAAATTATTGACAGTGTAGATACCCCAACCAATGTACCTATAGGTAACTATTTGAGTCAGTGGTTTGGCAACTTATATATGTACCCGCTGGATAACTTCATTAAACAGGATAATCACATCAAGTGTTATATTAGATACTGTGATGATTTTCTGTTGTTCTCTAATAACAAAGATGAACTTAAATTGATGGCTAAGAAAATCGAAGATTTTGTAGTCAATAATCTGAAGCTCAAATTAAGTAAATGTAATCTTCTCCCCACTTCCCAAGGTATCGATTTTCTAGGTTATAGACATTTTCCGCAGGGATACATATTAGTACGCAAAACAACTGTTCGACGTATGAAACGTAACCTAAAGAAATTAGACCGTGATCTTGATACTAATAAGATAAGTAAACTAAGTGCAGCCTCTAAAATTGGAAGTATTTATGGTTGGCTCAAATGGGCGAATACATATAACTTACAAAAATCACTAAAGTTGAATGACTTTAAAGAAAGGATCGATAAGTTACAAAATGCATAAATTTAGTGAATTTGCATCTACAGTACACTTTGTTGGCGATAAAATATCTATCAACAAAATCCTTAATAAAGAAATAAATGTACTCCACTATAAAATCGAGCCAAGCAAGCATAACACTGATGACTATGCTCAAATGCAAATAGAGCTGGACGGAGAGAAAATGGTATGTTTCACTACCTCTATGGTAATTAAAGAACAACTGGAAATGTACAAGGATAAACTCCCGTTTACAACTACTATTATCAAGCCTAGAAAGTACTTTACATTTAGTTAGGGGAATGTTCTCTATGTCACCTGCAATTGAAGAATTAAAAGAAGCGATAATCCATGCTTGCGGTGGTATGACACGTGAAGAAGTTAAGTATGTAGTAAATAAATATCTGAAAAAAGAGCTACATAAACTAAGAAAAGAACGTGACTTCTGGATGCGGAAAGCTACAATACCACGAGAAACTACGGATTCAACTACGCAAACTACAGAAGCCACGAGAATCTCAGAGGAAGATCTGAAAGTGCTGAGGAAACTGGCAGTTATAGGAAAATACGATTTTCTTATGAACGAGGGACCAAAGTTTAAAGATGTTGATGAGGATAAGGCTAATTCGAGCGGCGAAATTTTATTTGAAATCCCTGTTAACATCCCTACAGGTGTTATAAATGTACCTGCCGAAGGAAGCACTCCTGTACCGTTTACCTTTACTGTTCCTCAAAATGTAACCGTATTAGAAGCGATTACAGCTAGTCAAGGCACTACTGTAAAAGATTATATTGGTGTTACTGCTGGGAAACATATACGTGGTCTGTTGTCCTTACCTATACGCCGCCTCAGCCAGTAGTCAGAGGCTTGTGGCAGTTAAAAAACGGCAGCGATAGTGTGCTTGTGCAAATTGTTAAATACATTGGCAGCAATTTAGTCGGAAGTGGAGCAAGCGTTTTAAGTTATTCCGAAGCTATAAACAAAATCTCCCCGACTATCACAGCTTATTAATGTACATAGAGGGCTAAATATTATGGAAAATATAAATAAATTAACATTAGTTACCCCCCCCTGCAGGACAAAAGTCCATATCGAAAATATCTTGGAAGGAGGTTGGCAGGTAAAGAATTGTCTGTCAGCCGTCTTCCGAGATTACTATTACAATTACACGCACTAACTGATAATCCTATGAATATTACAGTCACAGGGAATATTACGGTTAGTGCGGAATTAGAAGTTATTGTGCTTACAGAAGAAACTTTCTTGATCAACAAAAATATTGAAGCAAATGACATCTTGTATGAGGAAGTATCAATAACTATTCCTGATGGAGTTACTGTATTATATATTTCCAGTCATGCAGAATCTAGCGAGGGTTATGATGATTACGTTACTGTAGAAATAAAAAACCTTTCTAATCAAAAAGAGTGGCGTTATAGATCAGAGGGTTTTAATTTCTATGATCAATGGTATGTCGGAGTAACACCAAACAAAACTTATAAATTATCGTTATACGTAGGCGCAGAATATAATTTGAATGGAGGGTATTTAAAGATTTCTTATTCTCAATCAATTAATCAAAAAACACCGAATGTTACAGATTACTAAAAGTTTGGGAGCATAAAAATAACCCCTACATTGTATTAGTGTAGGGGAAGAAATTTAGCTTTCGTAGTTCGCCAACATTGTACCGCAAAGTTTACAAAAGTCAAATTAATTCAGAAAGGGTGGAGCATCATGGAGTATATACAAACTCATATAGGTACAACAGTAAGCCTGCTGCTGCAGAGCGGATTACTGGGTATTTTATGGAAAATGTATGCTAAATACCGGGCAGAGATCGAGGAAAGGAACAAGCAGGAAGTAGCACGAGACGATGCTATAAGAAGTTTGCTCCGAACTGAGATCATAAGTATCTATCATAAATCAGAGGAGAAAAGATTTATACCTATCTACAATATGGAAAACATAATGGACATGTATAGGAGTTATAAAGCTCTTGGCGGTAATGGCGCAATTACCGAAATTTACAACAAGGTCCTGCAGTTACCTCAGAATCCTCCGGACGTGGAAAACAGGGGGTGCAATAAGTGTTCGTAAAAATAAAAGGCTGGCTGGAAAAAGGTATGTCAAAATTGCCGGATATAGCGATATCCAGCGGTAATATGTGGCCAATCTATGCAGCGCTGTATCTGCTTTTCGGAACGATATTGCTATACATTGGAACCTGGGTATATTTCACATTCTGGCTGAATAAGGCAGGGCTGCCGGAGCTAAAGGATATAATACTGGTTATATGCGGAGCTCCACTTCTGGGAAGCCTGCTGGCATTAAGCCGTAGGCTTGTAGACCGTAATGGGAATGGCATATCTGACGAAGACGAAAAACAACCCGAAAGAAGACCGCATAATGATTTTAACGGTAGATGAAGCAGTTCAGGTATTAAAGGCTATGCGTAACTGTTTAGACCCTTTACGAATAAAATTTGGCGGTGATTGGCGCAAGGATGAAGCGCTGAAAATGGCTATAGAAAGAATGGAGGTAGAAGAAAATGCAATTACAGTACATAAGATCAAAACAGAGACTATACACAATGGATGATTTAGGCCAGGTAATAAAAGATTATGAATGCCGCAGCGCTATTGTTCCTGGCTATAATGGTGCTGGGCAGGAGAGAGAATCCCTGCCTAATGGAAACTATACGGTAAGCGCAGATTACCCGGGGATGGATTTAGCGGCAGAACAGGGTGCAGCATATGGAACTTTTTATATCCATACCGGTGATTCCAGATATCGTGATATACATGGTGGCGGCAGCGGCCTTGCTGACCCGTTTGCTCCGTATCAGGGCTGGGTTCCCACATATGGATGCCTGAGGATGCAAAACGCAGACGGTGAAGAAGTATCAAGATGGATACTGGATAACGGAAACAGTATGTTATTAGAAGTTGTTGATTAAGGAGGAGTTTTATCATGGAATGGCTATTAGAACAAATCGGCAGATTAACAAATTTTCTCAGCAGTGCTTCGGAAGATATTGAGGATTTCACTGTAAACGTTCAGAACCGTATTGAAAAATACCGTAATAAACAATGCGGGAAAGCGTGTATTTTTGGAATCGTAGTTGGAGCTGTGGCGCTTCTTGTTTTGCAGGCGGTTTTTTCTTAAACTATATTATTAACTGCAGACGGAACAGGAGGTTTAACCGTGTATGAGAAAATATATGATCACCGGTATAGTATTATTTTTGCTGTCCTTGTTATTGCTGTTATTGCCTGGTATATGTTCGGCGGCGAATCGGGAGGATCTACCGGAAACAATAACGATGTCCAGGGAACAGTTCATGGAGTTATGGGAGATAACCGAGAACTCGGAAAGTCGCTTGATAAAGCTGTCGGACATATTGGAGCAGCAGAAAAGGAACTCGAACGAGCTGCAGAAGCTAATCAAAGAGCAGAACGTATCCTATCAGAAGGGCAAGAACGAGCTGACACAGGTTCAGGAATTGTTAAAGAACTCCAACAAGACAATAGCAGAGCAAAACAAATCCTTAGAGACATTGAGCTCTCAAATAAAACAGGAGCAAAAGAAAAGTAGGCTAAAACAGATCCAAAAGCTTGGCTGGGGAATTGTCGGAGGAGCAGTAGCAGGAGCAATAATAGCGAGCAGGTGAAACGATGAACCGTACAAACTTGAAAGTTCGTCATATACTGGACGATATACCGACCAAAGAAGAATTTCAGGAAGTAATAGAGAAAGTAAAGCTGACCCCGCGCCAGCTGGAAATACTGGAACTGCGGTTTATACGGCACTTGCTTAATTATGAAATAGCTGACCGTCTCGGGCTATCTGAAAAAACTGTAGTACGGGATCTGCGAAAAAGTTACCGGATGATCCACGAAATACTGAATAAACAAAACTGTGAAAAAGCATTACAAAAATAATAAGGTTGCTGATCTTATTATATGAAAAAGGAAGTCACTGATTTTAGTGGCTTCCTTTAATTTATGAAAAAATAATATTGCTTTAGAATATTGAAAACCTAAAAAAGTGGTGCTAATATATATTTGTATCTAGCGTCAGTTCAGTAAAGGTGTATGATTGATGTCCTACCACAACGGGCAATAGTGTTATCCCAAATCTAACTCTCCACTCATTTACCTTACAGGCTGACGTTAGGCACAAAATCTTAATCCTTGCCCAAAAGTACCAAAATCCCTCGTTGCGTATGCAACGAGGGATTTTGGTATTGATAAGAGTGTTATAAATAAAGTCGTTAGTTTTGATATTCATTTTAGTTTATAAAAAAATAGTATTGCTTTAGGATATTGAAAACCTAAAAAAGTGGTGCTAATATATATTTGAACCTAACGACAGTTTAGTAAAGGTGCAGGTTTAGTTAAAGAAACAGTTTGACTTTTTTAGGAAAGCAGATATAGTTTCTCTTGTTCGGTTGACAACATGCAATAACCTCCAACTCCGACTCGTTTTCTTTTGCTGGCTGGCGTTAGGTACTTCATCCTTTCACCATCCGTTATACAAAAGGCCCTTCTGTTAAGCAGAGAGGGCTTTTTGCTTATCATAAAGAAATAACCGGGGTATATTCCCTGTTATTTAAAAATATGTTTAGTTATGCTATAATAATTTTCGAGATAGTCGGTAATCGGTTTTCCTACTCCAAAAGAGTAGGGGGTGATGCTATGACTGTTTATGAAACCTTATCTTTAATGATAGGTTTTGCAACTCTTATAGTAGTCATTCTCTCATTTCGAAAATAAAATGAGAAAAACCGCATAACCTGCGGTTACACGGCCTTCCGTCAAATTTTTTAATTACGGGGAGAGCCGGTGATCCAATACCGACTATCTCTTTATAGTTATTATACTATTGGTTCATTGAAAAAGTCAAATTCTTCAAGAAGTAAACCCCTTTCGTTAGAATTATCTAACCAAAGGGGTTCACTTCTCTTACGCTCACATAAAATTGTAGGAGTACGGCGCAGCAATACCGTCGTCCCGGTGGATATTATACTATTGGTTTATAGAAAAAGTCAATTAAAAAAAGGAGAAAATTTTATAGAAAATCTTGTGTTTGAGTTAAAGATTTTTTTCATAGTTTATTGAAAATAAAAATATTGATGTGCTAAAATATTAATGCCTAACGCCGGTGGAGTAGACCCTCGAAGTTTAAATATATCGCTCAGACAAGTTCGTGAGAATTCCTCAATCAAATCAAAACCATATGGACATGGATTTTGCAAGCCTGGCGTTAGGCATTAATAAAAAATTTAAGCAGTTATCAAGGATTACTTGATAACTGCTTTTGTTTATGACAGCCCAAACGGGCTGTTTTTTATTGTCTGTTTTATGTCCTTTTATAGTCCTTTTTAGAGAGAAAAATTTATATATAATACAGTAAATCAAAGAGAACGGGGGAGTAAAAGATGTTTAATAATCTCTATGTACCGGGAGTTAATATGTTTCCCAGCCAACAGCAACGACAGGTGCAATATCCTCAACCAATGCAGCCGATGCCAAACTATCAGCAGCAAAATATGATGCAGTCACAGTATAACACACCAGCCATGCCTGCAGTATTAAAAGGGCGGACAGTAGGGAGCTTTGATGAAGTAAAAGCCGCTCAAATAGATTTAGACGGAACATTTACGTATTTTATCTGTCCTGCAGATAATTGTATTTATGCAAAAGCAATAAATATGAATGGTCTGCCCATTGTTCAGACATATCGACTTTCAAAAGAAAATCCGGATGTTCCGAAAAGATATGCTGATGCGGATACTGTTGAAACCCTGCAGCAGAAAGTAGAATCTTTGGAAAGATACTTGAAGGGGGAGAAAGATAATGAATCCAATGCAATTAATACAGATGATCGGGCAAATACAAAACAGTCCGAACCCAATGGCAATCTTCCAGCAAATGTTTGGTAATGATCCGCTGATGCAAAGAGCCATGCAGATGGGGCGCGGTAAAAACCCGCAACAGCTACAGGAAACCGTACGGAATCTGGCCAGACAAAGAGGCATGGATGATCAACAGCTGAATCAACTTCTTTCCCAATTTGGTCTAAGAATCTGATAGCGCGCGTCAGATTTTTAAAATAAAATTTTATGAGGTGAATCAATTATGACTATGGAAGGTGGAGCAGGCGTAGTACCTGTAATGGATTTAAACCGTAATAATTACGGTGACGGTTTTGGTTATGGCGGTGGCGCATGGTTTATGTGGATCATCGTACTGTTTGCCTTGATGGGCGGATGGGGTAATAATCGTAACAATGGACTGGAAAGTGCGTTGACACGTTCCGATCTGGCTAATGGCTTTGATGCCCAGGATATCAAGAATGGTATCCGTGGTGTTCAAAACGGTTTGTGTGACGGGTTCTATGCTCAGAACACGACTATGCTTAATGGCTTTAGCACTATCGGTGCAGCTATTGCAGAAAACCGTTTTGCTGCACAGCAATGTTGCTGTGAAACTAATCGCAATATTGATGCAGTACGTGCAGAAAATTATCGTAATACCTGCGAGATTACCAATGCTATTCATGCAGAGGGCGAAGCTACCCGCGCACTGATCAATGCAAACACTATGCAGGATTTGCGGGATAAACTGGCTGACAGAGATAGAGATTTGCAAACTGCAAACTTCCAACTGAGCCAGCAAGCTCAAAGTGCTAATATTATCAGCACTTTACGTCCGTTTCCCCAACCTGCTTACATCACCTGCAGCCCTTATACTGCAGCCAATAACTGCGGCTGTGGCTGCTAAGTAAAGTGCATTAATTGCACCAAAGAAAGAGGGCGGTGCAAACCGTCCTCTTTGATTATATTGATGAAAGGAACTGATAAAAATGGCATGTAATTGCAATCAAAGGCCTGCGCTGACCGCGGTAACAGTAGCAGATCAAACAGTAGTAGCAGAAGGCTTTTTAGATTTTAATACCAATAGTGTACGAAACGGATGTTCTGTAGTTCATGTTGCTGGCAGCAACAGCATAACGCTTGCTTCTGATGGATTATATCTAGTAACATTCAATGGCAATGTAACACCTGCAGCGGCAGGAGATATAACCTTGCAGTTAATTAGCAACGGCACTGCTGTTCCGGGTGCTGAGGCTACTATTACAGGTGCGGCGGCAGATATTTATAATATCAGTTTTAGCACGTTAGTTAAAGAACTCCCTTCCTGCTATGCAATAGATAATACTACCGTACTGCAGGTTCAATCAAGTGCGGCAGCGACAGTAAATAATGCCAGCATTACGATCATAAAAGTGGCGTAGGCGGTGAAAGACTATGCATAAGTATCTGGAATACTTTGAAAAAATCGTCGGGAATGAAACGAAGGAAAAAGAGCTGAAAAATATAGTAAGCGAAACAATGGAGAAAATTCGTAGACATTGCCCGGAAGAATTTTACTGTGCTATGTATAAGGTACACTGCCTGGCCTATGGTCCGCATTTTGATGAAGAACTGGCGAAAAAAGCCGTTTCTGCAATGCGTAATGTAGACGGGACAACTGGTGAGCATTGGTCAATGGAAAAAACCAATCCTTTGGCAGAACAGAATGGTATAAAGGAGAAAGCTGACTTTTATTATACTATGAATATGCTTTACAGTGATTTCTCTGATGTTCTGGGCAGTGAAGCAAGTACCTATGTAAAAATGGCAAAGGCTTATATGCATGATCCTGATGCTCCGGAAGGAAAGGTATTTGATATCTGGCTTGCTCAGATGAAAAGAGAAGATAAATAA